TTACGATCCTTGCAGGAGCATCCTGCGGAGCATGGCGCAGTCGGCAGACAGGTCGACAAGCAGCTTCTTCAGCCTCTCGTTCTCCTCCTCGAGCTGACGCAGACGCTTCATCTTCGACGGCTGCAGCCCGGCGTACTTCTTGCGCCAAGCGTAGAAGGTCGCCTCGCTGATGCCGGCCTTGCGGCATACGTCGGCAATCGCCGCTCCCTCTGCCGCCTGCTTCAGGATCGAGGCGACCTGCGCGTCTGTGAACCTCGACCGCTTCATACGCGGGCTTCGTTTGATGGCTCGCTCCCAAAGCGGAAAGGCCTGTCCAAGGCGAGCGAACAGAAGTGCTCGCAGGTCGGAAGCGTCGTCGGTCACGGCACGCAGCCCGGCTGTCCCCATGTCAGAGATCATTGTTACTGCGGCAGGCAGGCTGCCGACCCAGGGTGTCGTCTCCGTGGCTGCTTCGAGAAGTCGCGAGCACGCGGACATACTCCTACTAAATTGGTTTATCGTACCGATTCGTGCCAGCTCGGTTCAGAGGCGACCGATAGGCCAGCGCTTGTCAAAATTGGATTAACATATGGTCAGTACACTACAGTCCTAATTCCATCTTTGTTTCCTCAAGAATGCCTGCCGACATGATCAGGACCATGACATTGAAGCGGCCCCTGAATTGATAGGGCACGGTCTCCAACTCCCGTAAGGGTGAGGAGTATGACCGTGCGTATGGCTGACACGCCCGAGACGGTGGAGGTGATCACTTCTGTGCAGCGGCTGATTGCGCGTTCACCGCGGCGGCGGCCGGCGAGGAGGTGGGCGCCCGCTGGGCCACCGCCAGGGTGGGTGAGCCACAGAACAACGCCGGTGCTGCCTCGGGCAAGCCGTAGAGGCGCAGCGCCTTGATTTCGATCGGCCCGTCGAAGCCGACCACGCCGACCTGCGCGAAGGCTACCTGCGGCCCGAGGCGGAGGGTCTGCCGGCAGTTGAGGTTGGCGTCGTCCATCGGCGCGGCTGCGCGCCATGCTCCTCGCCCGGAGCCTTGCGGCCGTCTATCACCCCCAGATGCAGAGCAACGGGAGCAGGGACCAGTCCGGCGCACCCGCCGAAGTCCTCGCCGGCACGATCGAGCGGGTGACCTTCCACAACACGGAGAACGGCTTCTGCGTGCTGCGTGTGAAGGCGCGCGGCCGCCGCGACCTGATCACCTTGGTCGGCCATGCGGCGTCGATCTCGGCGGGCGAGTGGGTCACAGCCACAGGCGAGTGGGTGAACGACCGCACGCACGGGCCGCAGTTCCGCGCACGCTTCCTGCGCGCCTCTGCACCGACCACGGCCGAGGGGATCGAGAAGTACCTGGCGTCAGGGATGATCCGCGGCATCGGCCCCGGCTACGCCAAGCGCCTGGTGCGCACCTTCGGCACCGAGGTGTTCGACGTCATCGAGCAGTCGCCCGCGAAGCTGCGCGAGGTCTCCGGCATCGGGCCGCTGCGCGCCGAGCGGATCTGCGCGGCCTGGGCCGAGCAGAAGGTGGTGCGGGAGATCATGGTGTTCCTGCACAGCCATGGGGTCAGCACGGCGCGCGCGGTGCGGATCTTCAAGACCTACGGCAACGACGCCGTGCAGGTGATGTCCGAGAACCCCTACCGGCTCGCCCGCGACATCCGCGGCATTGGCTTCAAGACCGCGGACCAGATCGCGATGCGGCTGGGGATCGAGAAGACCGCGCTGATCCGGATCCGGGCAGGGATCTCGCACGCGCTGGCCGAAGCGATGGACGAGGGCCATTGCGGCCTGCCAGCCGACGAGCTGGTGCCGCTGGCGGAGACGCTGCTCGAGGCGCCGGCGCCGCTGGTCGAGACCGCGCTCGATCTCGAGCTTGGCGACGGCACGGTGGTGGCGGCGGAGGTGGACGAGCGGCGGGTGATCTTCCTCGCCGGGCTTCATCGTGCCGAGCGGGGCATCGTGGAGCGCCTCGCGGCGATCGCGGCCGCACCTTCGCCCTGGCCGGCGATCGATCCCGGCAAGGCGATCCCGTGGGTCGAGCAGCGCGCCGGCATCGTGCTCGCCGACAGCCAGCGCGCCGCTGTCTCTGCGGCGCTGGCGAGCAAGGTGCTGGTGATCACCGGCGGCCCCGGGGTGGGCAAGACCACGATCGTCAACGCGATCCTGAAGGTCCTCGCGGCCAAGGGCGTGCGCATCGCGCTCTGCGCCCCCACCGGTCGGGCAGCAAAGCGGGCGAGCGAGGCGACGGGGATGGAGGCCAGGACCATCCACCGGCTGCTCGAGGTGAACCCAGCCTCGGGCGGCTTCCGGCGCGATGCCGAGCACCCGATCGACGCCGATCTGGTCGTGGTGGACGAGACCTCGATGGTGGACGTACCGCTCATGCACGCGCTGCTGCGAGCGGTGCCGGACCAGGCCGCAGTCCTGCTGGTGGGCGACGTCGATCAGCTTCCCTCCGTCGGCCCCGGCCAGGTGCTCGCCGACCTGATCAGTTCCGGCGTGGTGCCGGTGGTGCGCCTGACCGAGGTGTTCCGCCAGGCGGCGCAGAGCCGGATCGTCCAGGCGGCGCACCGCATCAACCGCGGCGAGATGCCGGAGGGCACGCCGGCGGGCCAGGACGGAGACTTCTACATCGTGTCCGTCGACGGGCCGGAGACCGCGGCCGAGCGGATTGTGGCGCTGGTGACGCAGCGGGTCCCCGAGCGCTTCGGCCTCGACCCCGTGCAGGACATCCAGGTGCTCTGCCCGATGAACCGCGGCGGCTCGGGCGCGCGGGCGCTCAACCTCGCCTTGCAGGAGGCGCTGAACCCGGAGCCCGCGCAGAAGGTCGAGCGCTTCGGCTGGCGCTTCGCGCCCGGCGACAAGGTGATGCAGATCGACAACGACTACGAGAAGGAGGTCTACAACGGCGACCTCGGCCGCGTCGTGGCAATCGACGAAGAGCTGGGCGAAGTGGTGGTGCAGTTCGATGGCCGCGATGTGCGGTACGGCTTCGGCGAGCTCGACTCGCTGGTGCCGGCGTTTGCGACCACGATCCACAAGAGCCAGGGGTCGGAGTACCCTGCGGTGGTGATCCCGGTGGTCACCCAGCACTACCCGATGCTGCAGCGGAATCTGCTCTACACCGGGGTGACGCGGGGCAAGCGGCTGGTGGTGCTCGTCGGGCAGCGCCGTGCGATCGCGATCGCGGTGCGTGGCGGGGTGGCGCGCCGTCGCTGGTCACGACTTGCGACGTGGCTGCGGGAGGTCATGGGCCCATGAGCCGCGGCGCTCTCACCCTCGCGATGTATCCGTTCGACGAGGTGCGCATTTGCTGTGAGCCCTACGGTCGCGAAGTGCGAGACCGACGCAACGGATTGATCGAGCGTTTCGGCGCGGACATGTCCATGCCCGAGGTGCTCGGCTGGATCACGGCCGACTGCCCTCTCAAGCGACCCTTCGGCGCCGAACGCTGTCGTGCGATCTATCCGGACCTGGTGGGGCAGTCCGCGGGAGCACGATGACGCGATGAGTCGTAGGATGCAGCGCCGGCTACTGGCACACCGCTTCGCGGGCGTCCCACGCCTCGACGACCTGCGACCCGCCGTCTCGGGCATGGAGCTCGACGGCATAGGTCCAGCCGCGCTGCGGCCATGTCACGGCGACGGTGTGAAGCCGTCCATGGCGGGTATCCTGGATACGGGTGTTCAGATGTGCAGGGCCGAGGCTCAGCGTCGCCATGTGCACCAGTTCGATGAAGGTGGTCGGAGCGGTGCCGCGGGACCGTGAGAAGTCGAACAAGCGATCCCGGCAGAAGCCCAACAGAACGGGCTCCACCTCATCGGTCTCGTAGATCGCGAGGCCGGGCGCGGCACCGTCAGTCAGCCGAAGCGCCGTGCCGCGGGCGGCCGCGACGGCGACGGCCTCGGACGGGCTCATCCCGGCGCGGTAGCCCTCGACCTCGAAGGCGTTCGCTGAGCAGGCGAGCCAGGCTGCCGCTGCCACGGTCGCAAGGGCCGCTTGCTTCAGTGGATGCCGTCCTTTGCTCCAGGGGTCACACGACGAAGCTCGGAGATCGCAGCTGCAATGGCTACCCACGCGCGCGCGCCGGCTTCATCCCCTGCGCGCCGAAGCGTTGTGACGCGCTCTTGCGCGACCGCAGGCGCCTCGGCGCCCTTGACGTCGATCAGCAGCTTGGCGGCGCGCCAGAGGTCCAGCTCGTTCACGAGGTCAACCGTAGGCCCAGGCTTCGTGACGCGACAACACGCGAGGCGTACTCGGTCGCCTCGAGATACGACCCGCAGCGTCGCTGCCCCTGCTGGCCCTCCTCATGCGTCCAGGTCAGGAGCACCTGTCGCGCCGAGGCCGGTTCAGCGTCCATCACGAGGCGGAACGCCACACCAGGCCCGTCGAAGGCCTGGAAGTGCTGAACCACCCCGCGCTCATCTGAGGCCATCGCTTGGCTTGGCTGCCTACGTCCATTCCTGACAGAGATCACCGACGACGCGGTAGCACAGTCGCCGAGGTCTGGTAGTCATGAGGCATGGAGCTTCGGGGTCGCGCAACAGGGATTGGTCTGGCCGTGGCGCTCGCGTGGTTTACTCCTGGGAGCCTCGCGTCGGATCGGATCGTCGGTGTGGCGAGCGTGGTCGATGGGGATACGATCGAGGTTCACGGCACGCGGATCCGCCTGCACGGCATCGATGCGCCGGAGAGCGCGCAACGCTGCCTCGACGCGTCTGACCGGCCATGGCCCTGCGGCCAGAGGGCGGCCTTCGCTCTGGCCGATCGGATCGGCAGATCCACTATCTCGTGCCGTCGCACCGACACGGACCGATACGGTCGGGTGATTGCTGTCTGCTCCTTGGGCCGTGAGGATCTGAATGCCTGGATGGTCGCGTCCGGCTGGGCGGTCGCGTTTCGCCGTTACTCGACGGACTACGTGGCGCAGGAGGAGCGGGCGCAGGCACGCCGGGTAGGCATCTGGGCAAGCCGCTTCGTGATGCCGTGGGACTGGCGACGCGGGGCGCGGATAGTCGAGCGGTAGGGGGTGGCGCCTGCCGACGCGGAGCACCCTGGATCATCAGGGAGCGTATGTGAGAACTGGAGGAACGCGTTAGGGTCGGCGCACCCTTGGAGGATGGCATGACGACAGATGCCGAGCGCGCGGCGGCCGTCGAGCGCTTCAACCGGATCCACCGGGAATCCCGGGTGGCCGTGCGGATCGCGGGCGCGACGCCGGACCAGAACGCCGAGGCGGAGCAAGCCATTGCCGATTACCTGGCCGCGCACGGCTGGTCGGCCCTGGACATCGCCAACGGCCAGCAAGTGCGCGAGAGATGGGATATTGGCGGCTTCGCGCCGGAGGATGCTCCGTCCGATCAGCAGATGGACGCTGCGGCGGCATGGGACGAGGCCGAGGCGATCGCCAAGCGGATTGCCCAGCGCGTGCTGGGGCAGCTTCATCCGACCTCGGAGATCGAAGTGCTCTACGACCGGGACGGGTTTGACGCCGTCTGCGAGGTCCTCTGGCCCAAGGCGCCGTTCAGCGACGAGGATCCCGCGGCCGAGGCAGCGCTCAAGGCGGCCATCGTGGCCGCCGAAGGCGTCCCGCAGGAGTGCTCGACCTCCCCACCGTCGAGCGGAGCGCGCGACCGGCGCGCGCCTCCGACCCGTGATGCTTGATCCGGTTCAGTTGTTCCCAGCTCGGCGCCAACGGGATCGGTAGAGGGCCATGTGCGGGCGATTCACCAAGCATCTGTCGCACGGAGAGCGCGCGGCCCTTCGGGCGCAGGAGTTCAGGGAGATCCCGAGGACGACACCGAACCCGCTGGCGGTGTCGCGCGCCCGCTACAACGTCGCGCCCTCGCAGCCGATCGACGTGATCCGCCGCCACCCCGAGACCGGCGCGTTGCAGGAGGACCCGTTGATCTGGGGCTTGGTGCCACGCTGGACCAAGGATCTGAAATCGGCACGGAAGCCAATCAACGCGCGCTCGGAGACGGTGCGGACCAGCGGGATGTTTCGCGACAGCTTCATCCGCCGCCGCTGCCTGGTACCGATGGATGCCTTCTACGAATGGTCGGGCGAGAAGCCTCCGAAGCAGCCATGGGCGATCGCGCGGCGCGATGGTCAGGAGATGCTGGTCGCGGCGATCTGGGACGGCTGGCGCGACCCGACCAACGGCGAGGTCCTGCGCACGGTCGCCCTGCTGACGACTGACGCGAATGAGACGCTGCTGCCGATCCACCACCGCATGCCGGTGATCATCGAGCCGGCTGATGTCGAGACGTGGGTAGGCGACGACGCGGACGCAGCTGCCGAGCTCATGCGGCCAGCACCCGACGATGTGCTGCGCGCGTGGCCCGTCTCGCGCGCGGTGAACGACGTGCGGCGGGACGGCCCCGAGCTGCTGGAGCCGGTCGAGTAGCGTCGCGCGATCCGCCCTCCAGACGCGCGAAAGGCCCCGCCGGCGCGTCCCTGATCGGGCTCCCAGCGCGCTCGCGCGCTGGGAGCCCGGGACGGCCGGCGGGGCCGGAGCGGCGGCGGGAAGCGGCGATCAGGGGAGGCGGAACACGGTGCCGTCGTGGACCACGGTGACGAGCGCGGATGCCGGCAGGTCGCCGGCGGCGAGATCGACCGTGCCGTCGCCCTTGCGGATGGCGACTGCGCCGAGCCCGTCGACGTTCAGCGTGGCGGCGCCGGTGTTCGCGGCCGCACCGTTGATGAAGCGGACGGTCAACCCAGCGAAGTACGACCCGAGCGCCGGCGTGAGCCCAACCGTGCGCGCGTTCGCGCTGCCGCCGGCGGCGCCGCCCCAGGTATTCAACCCGCGCGCGCCGGCGATCGACGGCGCCTGCTCGGCGGTCGAGACCTCGATGACCTCGATGGCGAAGAAGGTCGCGGCATCGGCGAGCACCGTCGTCGGCGTACCAAGCCCGGTGCGGTTGACGCGCAGCTCGAAGTAGTCGCCCGGCGAGACCGCGAGCACCGGGGAGATCAGGAAGGCGGCGTTGTCCGTGAAGCCGGTGCCGCCGACGCGCACCGCCCACATGGCGGTGCCTGGGAAGGCTGGGCTCGGCGTGGCCCCGTTGCGCAGGAACTGCAGATTGATCGCGCCGACGCTGGCGGCGTCGGGGAAGCGCACCGAACCGTGCAGCCGCACCCGTGTCACACCGGCGGGCACGGTGAGCCGCGTCGGATTGCCGGCGGACCAGAAGGCGTCGGTGTCGTAGACGGCGGTCTGCCAGGCGGCGATCCAAGGGAATGACAGGCTCGTGGCGTCTGCGGTGCGGCGGAGCAGCGCGCCGCGGAACGGTACGGCCCAGTTGCCGGCGGAGAGGCCCGGGGTGAAGAATTCGAGGCCGGTCTCGCCGAGGTTCATCCGCACCGGCTTGAGCGACTGGCCGGCATAGGACGAGGGCGTGTCGTCGAGGTCCCGGAAGTTGGCGGCGCCGCCGCCCCCGCCGCCGCCGCCGATCGGGCGGATGCCGTTCGTGGTGCCGTCCGTGTACACGGTGAGCGCAGCGCCGGCGGGCACGGCCACGCTGCCCGCGCCACGCGCCACGGTGAGTGCCTCGGCCCCGTCGGCGTTGTCCACGGCGACCTCGCGGCGGATGGCCGGCACGGTGAGCGTGCGCGGCACGCTGACGCCGACGGCGCGGAAGACCCGATGCCGGCGGTACTGCTCGGCGGTGAGCGCGACGTCACCGGCGGAGAGGTCCACCGTCAGCACCTCGGTCACGGCGCGGTCGAGCAGATCGACCGCCTGGTTGATGGTGACCTCCTTCTGCGCCTGGGCGGCGGCGAGGTGCGGGACGGCAAGGTTCGGGCTGGTCATACGATGGCTGTTCCCCGGCGGCCGCGGCCGACCACGGCGCTGATCTGATGGACGTGCACGCGGACCGGCTCGCCGGGCGTCAGCCCGTCATCGGTCTGCTGCGCGGCGGTGTAGGTGACGGTGGGGCTCGCCAGCCCGGCAAAGGTCCGCAGCGTGGCGGTGTCCGCGGCGTCGCGGATGTCCACCTCGTAGAGCTCGCTCTCCTCGCCAAGCGGGACGGCGCCGGTCAGATCGACGAGCTCGCCGCCGAGACGCGTCCGCCGCACCCAGGTGACGGTGAGGTTGTTTGCGCCGTCGCGGCTGCCGGCGATGTGCACCGGGGCATAGGGCTGCTCGGCACGGCCGATCATGAGGCGGCGCACCTCGGTCGCGGTCTGGACGGTCTGGAACAGGCCGACGAAGCGGAACCGCTCGATGGTGTTGAGCGCGCCGAGCGGCGAGGTGCCGCGCACCGGCACGTCGAGCAGCAGGAACACCGCCCCCGTAGCGAAGGCGCCCGCGTCCTCGGTGCCGCGCCGGCCGCGCAGCAGGCGGCGGAGCTCGAACCGACCGTCGCCGAGCGGGGTGACGTCGGCGAACTGGATCAGCTCGACCCGCCCGTCCTCGGCGATCAGCGCGGCGGGATTGGCACCGTTCAGCACCTCGAGCTCGGTCGCGCCCTCGATGCGCTCCGCGCCGGTCTGCATCTGCACCGCGAGCACGGTGGCGTTGTCCCAGGTCCAGTACGACCCCGGCGCCGGCACCGCGCCGAGCACCGCGCCCCAGGCGGCCACGTCCAGCACCGCACCGGCAGGCTCCCACGCCGTGCCGTCGGCCGAGCGGAACACCTCGGCCCGGCGCCAGGTCTGGCCGCGCAGCCCGCCGGCGAGCAGGTAGGAGCGCAGTGCACCGGCGAGAGCGTCGGCATCGGCGAGCAGCGGCAGGTTGAGCGCGAAGCCGCGCGTGGCATAGGGCGCCGGCAGCGCATCGGGCACGAACCCGGCGCCGCCGTCCGCGATTGCGACCACTGCGTAATCGCCGGGCGCCTCCTCGACGGCTTCCAGCGCCACGGTCCAGTCGGCACCGAGCTGCGCCGAGATCAGCCGCACGCGGCTCTGCGATCCGTCACCGCGCACCAGCGTCGCCGGGTCGGTCGGTTCGAGCCGCAGGTGCTGCGTGGTGCCGGCGAAGCCGAAGCGGGTGCGCTCGCGCCAGGCCGCCAGGATCAGCCGGCGCGCGATCGCCTTGGCCTCTGTCGCGGTGAGCACCAGCGGCAGATCGACCGTCGCCTCCGCCGTGGACGCCATGGTGGCGGAGGGCGCGCGCGGGCGCTGCCAGCGCTGCGTGCCGATCTCGTAGGCGCGCTCGGGGTCGATGTGACGGACGCTGATCGCGCGCGGAAGCTCGGCGTCCTGCGCACGCTGCTCGTCGATCACGGGGTTGTCCCCACGCCGGACCAGATCGGCGTGCTGCACGGGCGCGACGGCCCCGCCGCCGCGCGCGCGGAAGACCAGCACGTCGTCGCGCTCGACCGCGTCGAAGGCGTAGGCGGTGGCGAGCGGCTCGATCGCCTGGCGCGCCGGCATCGGCCGGGCGACCACGAAGCCGCGCACGCTGTCGGTCAGCCCGGCGACGTTGATGTCCGGGGCCGCGAGCCCGGCGCGCTGGCAGAGCGCGGCGACGATCGAGGCGAGCGGCACGGTGTCGCTGCCCTGCCGCAGCACCAGCAGCCGCCGATAGACCCCGCCGGGGCCCGCGTAGAACGCGGCCTTGATGTCCGAGTCCCAGGCGAAGGCGGCATTGGTGGGCATGGTCGAGGTCGCGGCGGTCTGCACGGTCGCGCCGGTGCGCGTATCGAGCACGATGACCTGGTTCGCGCCGGTGCTGTGGATCGCCCAGGTGCCGCCGAAGGCGCGCTTGCTGCCCGATCGCGCCGCGGAGAGGAAACTCGGGACGTATCGCTGCCAGGCGATCGAGCCGTCCGCGCGCAGCTTGGAGATCGCGGTCTCGCCGGGCGAGTTGGGCGATACGGCGAGGATCAGCGCGTTGTCGTCGGGGTCGTGGTCGAAGGCGACGGCGGTGAGCGGACTGGTGCCGGTCAGACCGAGCGCGGCATTGGTGTAGGTGGCGACCAGGGACGCCCACACGCCGGCGATCTGCTGCCCGCCGGTCGCGCCATGGGTGGGCACGATCCGCCAGAGCTCGATGCCACCGCCGGCGACCGGCGCGGCATACCAGATGTCGGAGGCGCCCTCGCGCTCCTCGCCCGCCGCCAGCCAGCCGTTCGCCGGCGCCTCCATGATCCGCTCGTCGCCGGTATCGGACGAGCCGAACACGTAGGTCATGGTGTCGGCGTCGATGCCGTAGACCGCCGCCGGGCTGGCTTGCGGCGGGGTGAGGAAGAACCGCCGCCAGCCGAACGGCCCGAGCACGCGGGCGACCAGGCAGTCACCGCGCAGCGGCACACGGAAGCGGGTGCGGGTGGTGGTGAAGGCCGAGGTCGTGGACTCGAACGATCCGAGCAGCGCGCCGGTGTCGAGATCGTACTTCCGCAGCCAGACGTCGCCGGTCGGCCCGTGCACGACGTAGACCTTGCCGTCCTGCGTGGCGATCGCGTGCGCGAACTGCGCCAGGCTGGGGCCGAAGGCGCGCCGCGCCTCCATCGTCAGCGTGTTCACCGCGGCGAGGAAGCGCTGCGTCGCATCGTGCGGCTCGGTGCCGAGCAGCAGCACGGTGGCGCGTTCGAAGTCCGTCGTGGAGAGCGTGCCGGAATAGGCGGACGCCGGCGGCAGCGATACGGTCTGCTCGATCGTGGACTGCCCGCCGGACGCGACGACCTCCGCGCTCACCGAGGGAATGCGGTTGCCGAAGGCGTCGAGCGGCACGTCCTCGAACACCAGGTAGCAGAGGCCGCGATGCGCGACCGCGTTCGCCGCGCCGACGCTCGCCTCGATCAGCGGGTCGGGGAACTGGCTCTCGTCGCCGGGATGGAAGCGCCAGCGCAGGCCGGGCACCTGCAATTGCAGCGAGCCACCGGAGGCGTCGTAGACCAGCTTGTCGTCCATCCAGAGCCGCAGCACTGCGGTCATCGGCCCGACGCAGAGGGCGGAGGCCCAGGAGGCGAAGTAGGAGTAGGTGGTGACGCTCTGGCGCCGGCCGCCCTTGCCGGCGCGCACGCGCTGGGTGTTGCTCTGCTCGCGCAGGCCCGAGGACCAGATGATGTTGCCGGCGACGCGGGCGGTGCCGAACACGAGCGGGATGGCGGCGCCGTAGGTGCTGGTCTGCACCGCGAGATCGCCGAGGCGCGGGCCGGTGAGTGCGGGCGGCTTCGGCCCGAACAGCATGTTGCCGGCGAGCCCGCCGAGCGCCCAGCCGACCGAGACGCCGAGGCTGGCCGCACCGAGTGCGCCGCCGATCGCACCGCCGAGCGCGGCGCCGCCGGCCGCGAGCGCGAGGACTGCCATGTCAGCCGACCCTCAACCGGAACGCGCCCGTGAGCGTGCCGGCGTCGAGCGATGCGAGCGGTTCCTCGACCACGCGCCGGCGCGGCGCATAGGCGTGGATCACGCTCGGCACGCGGTACTCAGGATGCTCGGCACACACGCCGAGATGGCCGGCATAGAGGCCGAGATTGAACAGCAGGACGTCGCCGGCGCGCGCCTCGGCGAGCGGCACTTCGTCGAGCACTTCCGCCAGCTCCTGACGCAGCCGGTGCGAGGACGGCTCACGTGCATAGGGTGCGGGATCGTCTGCGGCGATGCCGCACTCGCGCGCCGCGAGCAGCACGAGCCCGATGCAGTCGATGCCCTCGCGCGAGCGGCCGAGATGGCGCCAGGGCACGCCGATGTAGCGCCGCGCTGCCTCGTCGAGCGTCATACGCCGATCCCGACGATGCCTTTGTCGCCGGGGATATGCGGCTCGCCGCGGAAGTTCAGACGATTCGCGAACTTGTCCCGGCAGGTGGAGAGACGCTTGTCGCAGCCGGGTTGGAGCCGCACAACGTCGCCGGCGGAGGCAGGAAACGGCAGCGGCAGGAACAGCGCCAGGGTGCGCGTGGCCTGCGTCCAGGCGAGCACGTCGCGCGCCACGCCGGCATTGAGCCCGGTCTCGAACACCGCCACGCCATGCTCGAACCAGCCGTCCGGGCGCGCGGGCGCAGCGCCCGTGTTGGCGATCATGACGGTACTCAGGTCGGGTGCACTCTCGACCGTCGCCGGTAGGGTCCAGGCCATGCGCGCGGTCCAGACCGCGGTGCCGTCCGTCGTGGTGGCGCCGATGGTCGTGTCGAAGGTCGGCGCGGCGCTGTCCGTGGTGCCCGCGGTCGTGCACTCGTAATGGCGTTCCTGCTCGCGGTAGCTGCCCACCGCGGGCGGGTCGGTCTCGACGCGCACGAAGGTGCCGAGGACGTAGGCCGTGCTGTTCGCCCGCAGGGACGGGCGCAGCGGCAGACGGCAGCGCGCATCGCCGAGATCGGCGCGGCACTCGGGCGTGTAGAGCTCGCCCACCGTGACGTTCAGCGCCTGCGCCAGCCCGCGCAGCTCGGCACGGAAGGTGCCGTCGTCGCGCGCGATCACCTCGCCCAGGCGGCCGCGGCGCAGCCGCAGCGTCGCCTGCGTAAGATCGGACCAGTTGACCAGGAAGATCCGCACCTCGGCGCCGTCCCACAGCCCGGCGCGCAGGGACGCGGCATCGATCTCCGCCGCATCGAGGATGCCATCGACCTCGGTATCGTCCACGCTGAGATCGGCGCGGGCGGCGATCGCGGCGCGCCGGTAGCCGGTCTTCGCCCGGTAGGTCACGCCGTCCACCACCAGGTCGGCGTCGTGGTCCGTGAAGCCAAACACGCCGCCGTCGCGCCGCTCGACGCGCCAACAGGTCGCGAGCGTGGTGAGAAGCTCGCCGAGATGCGTCGCCAGCGCGGAGGAAACCGATTTCACAACCGCACCTCGATGACGGGGATGTCCGCCCACTGGCCCTGGAAGAAGTTGTCCAGCGTCAGGCCCAGATCGTCGGCGTCGAAGCGGACCGGCACGTCGAACTCGCACTGCGCTTCGACCGCATGGCCGACCACGCTGCGCAAGGACGAACCGAGTGTGATCGTGCCGGTGACGGTGTTCACCTGGAACTGGCTCGCGCCCGTCCCCTCGCTGCGCTCAATGCCGTCGGTCCAGCAGCGCACCGTGCCGGCCACGGGAAGCTGGATCACGCGCGCCTGGCTCGCCGGGCCGGACGTGTAGCTGCGCACGATCTGGAACGTCGCCGTCGTGCCGTCCGTCGTGCCGATCTGCTGACGCGGCATGGCGAAGTCCGACCAGTCCTTGAAGCGGAAGGCAAAGGCGCGACCGCGCCGGGCGCGGAAGAACGCGATCAGGGACGTGAGGTCCTCGCGCGTCTTCAGCCCGCTGCCGACGTTCCAGCGCCCGCGCGAGGCGGACCAGTTCTGGTTGCGCCGCTCGTGCCCGCCGGCGGTCGTCACCACGTTGGTGGACCACAGCGGCCCGCCGGTCGCGCCGAGCGCGATCTTGTCGGGGAAGCGCACGTCGTGGAACGCCATCAGAGGCTCCGCTGCGCGCGCTGGAGCCCGCGCGCCATCGCCGCGGTGATCTGCGCCTGCGACGCGCGGAAGCTGTCCGCGTCGGCGGCGGTGACGTTCATGATCACGGTCGGCGGGCTCCCATCGAACGGAGTTCGATGGGGACCCGCGCCGCCGAGCGCGCGCTGCGCATCGCGCTTCGGCACCACCACCTCGCCGCGCTGGAGGATCGCCGGGTACTCGTCGGGCCGGAACCAACCGTCATGCAGCCGCGGCGCGCCGGTGAAGGCGAGCGCGGGCACGCGCCGCATCGGCACGGCGCTCGCACCGACCTCGCCGCCCTCGTGGAACAGGCCCGCCAGGAACGAGCCGATGCCGGAGAAGATGCCGCCGATCCCGCCGCCGGAGATCCCGCCCAAGGCCGAGTTGAACAGCGCCAGCAGCGGCTCGGTGACCAGCTTGCGCGTGCCGAGCCGGAGAAGATCCTGCTCGATGCCCTTCAGCACATCGCCGAAGCTCTTTCCGCGCACGATCGCGCCCTCGAATGCGCTCTCGAAGGTGAGCCCGAGCTGGCGCGCGACGTCATCGACCTCGGCGGTCTTCTGCTCGGCGCGGCTGAGCTCGTCGAGTAGGGTCTGCGCACGCCGGCCGATGATCGCGTCGGCCTCCGTCGCACCGAAGCGGCCTTCGAGCACGGGGCGGAGCTCGCCCAGGCGTTCGAGCGCGGCGACGTAGCGTTCCAGCGGCGTGCGGGTCTCCTCATAGAGCCGCCCCGCCTCCTGAAGCGCCGTGTTCTCGGCACGCCGCGCCTCCTGAAGATCGAACAGCGCGTTCGCCAGACGCTCGGCCTCCGCGCGTTGGACTCCACTGACGCCCGCGATCCGCTCGGCGACGAAGCGCTCGCGCTCGTCGGCCAGCCCGGCAAGCTCGACCTGCCGGCGGAGTGCGTCGATGCGGCGTTCCTCGGCGCCGACTGCCGTGGCGGTGGTGCGTGTGAGCCGCTGCAACGCCTCGTCGCGGGCGCGCAGCGCATCGGTATCGAGACGCTGCCGCTCGGCCGGATCGACCGCCCCGGCCTCGGCCGCACGGCGGATGCGGTCGAGCCGCTCCTGGTACTCGCGCTCGATCCGCACACGCGCATCGAAGGTCTCGCGCAGCCCGGCGATATCCTCGGCCGCACGCTGACGGCGGAGCTCCGCCTCGTTCGCGCCGGCGCGCGTGCGGCCCTCGACGATCTCGCGCGCGCGCTCCTCGAACTGCGCGTTGCGCTGACGCAGCGCTTCCAGCCGCTGGTCGATCTCCGCGAGCTCGCGGTCGATCTCCTGGACGGTGACGCGCAACGGACTGGCAAGACCGCGTTCCTCCAAGGCGCGCCGCGTCGCGTCCTGGGAGAAGACCACCCCGCCGCCGGCCTCGCGCGCCCGCAAGAGGTCGGCCCGCCGCGCTTCCAGCCGCCCGATCTGCTCTGAGACCGGCACGCCGAAGGCGACGCGGCCGATCTGGTCGGCGATCGCGCCGAGCGCCGGAGCGACGCTGGCCAGGAGGTTGGTCGCCAGCGTCGAGAACGCACTGTTCAGCTTGGCGATGCGATCGGAGGCCTGGTCGGCGCGCGCGATCAGCTCCGCATCCGCGATCTGGCCGAACCGCAGCGCCTCGGCGGTGAGCCGTTCCAGTCCCTCGCGCCCCTGGGCGAGGAAGGGAATGAGTCGCTGGCCGAGCCGGTCGCCGAACACCTCGGTGGCGATGCGCGCCCGCTCGGCGGGGCTTTCGACCGCGGCGATGCGGTCGGCGATGTCCGCGAGCACGCCCTCGGTTGCGCGCGCATTGCCGGAAGCATCCAGGAACGCGACGCCGATGCGGCGGAAGGCTTCCTCCGCCTGCCGCCCGCCGGTCGCGGCATCGCCGATGCGGCGCGTCAGCGCCGCAAGGCCGCGGTCCAGCTCCTCGTTGCGCAGCCCGACCTCGACCGCGGCGAAGCGGAACGCCTGCAAGGCATCGGTGGACACGCCGACCTGATCGGCGAGTTCGCCCAGCCCGCCCACCGCATCGACCGCGCGGCGGGCGAAGTTGGCGAGTGCGCCGACCGAGAGCGCGCCAAGGCCGATGCCGAGCAGGTTGAGCGCGGATGACGCGCGCTGCGCCCCGCCGACGATCCGCGCAAGCGCCTGGTCGCCGGCCTCGCCGGTACGCGTCAGTTCCTGACGTGCCTGCTGCGCGCCGTCCACCGACAGCCGAACCGAGAGCCGGCGCGTCGCGTCAGTCATGCGCAGGCCTCCGCGATGCGAGCCCCTCGTGCCAGCCGTGGCGCAGTGCGCTGAGCAGCGTCACGGCGAGCGGGGGAGGCACGCCGAGGCTCTCGGTGATGCGCAGCGCGGCCGGCAGATCGAGCTCCGGCCCGGCGAAGCCCGAGCCGATGCAGAGCATCGCCGCTTGCCAGCATGCGGCCCCTTCGATCGTGGTCGGTGCGTTGGCCGCGTAGGGACACACCGGGCCGCACTCGCGCTCGGTCGCCGCGCAGCCGCGGCAGTACTCCGGCCCGCCGCCGCCATGCCAGGCGGCGCGGGCCTTCAGCCGTTTCCCTCCGCCTCCGCGGGGTCCGGCCGGCCGATCACCGCGTCCCAGATCGCGACCGCCATATCGTCGCGCTCCATCAGCGCATCGAGCGCCGCCGGCGAGAACGCGAGCGGCGCACCGTCGCGGTCGCCCACACCCTCCCAGGCGGTGACGATGCGGCGCGCGATCAGCCGCACCAGCAGCATGAAATAGAGGCCGTTGAAGACGCCGCGCTCCTTCTGCGCGGCCTCGCCGAGCAGCGCCTTCGCCTCGGCGAGTGCGGCACCCTCCGCCGCCGCGCGCGTGATCCGATCCAGCGGCTGCGCCAGCAGCCGCACGCCCTGCGGCAGGTCGAGCCAGCGAGGTTCGCGGGGGATGTCGAGAGTGAGCATGGGTACCTCCGGTCTTGAAACTGCGTGGCGGTATGTCAAAGTCTGACATGACCGAGTCACAGGAGGTCGGGATGCCGAACGTCAGCCTGACGCCCGAGCTCGAAGGCTTCGCCGAGCAGTGCGTAGCCTCGGGGCGCTACGGCAATGTCAGCGAGGTGATGCGCGCGGCCCTGCGCCTGCTGCAGGAGCAGGAGGCCAAGCGGGAGGCCTTCACACGGATGCTGGAAGCGGCGGAGCGTGAGGGCGACGAGCGCGGCTGGTTCGAGATCGACCAGGTCGCCGAGGAGATGGATGCGATCATCGCCGAGGCCGAGGTGAAGCGGAGCCGGGAGACGGCACGCTGAGCTCGGCGCATGAGCGCCCGGCGATCCTCTCTCCACGGGCGCGGCGGGATCTTGCAGAGGCTGCCGCCTACATCGCCGGCGACAACCCCGCTGCCGCACGCCGTCTGCGGGAGGAGGTCGTGGCGGCTGCGGTCCGGATCGGCCAGTACCCGCTGATCGGCTCGGTGCGCCCTGTGCTTGCGCCCGAGAGTGTTCGGTTCCTGATCGTGACGGGCTTTCCCTACGTCATTGTCTATCGCAGCACGGTGACGCCGCCGCGGATCCTGCGCGTCCTGCATGGCGCGCGGGATCTGCCGGATGCGCTGCGTGGCGTGTCTGGCGAACGCTGACGCTCACGCGTAGCTCTCGACGCCGTTCCTGAGCGTGACGGTCATCATCCGTCCTGCGGCGGCATTGAAGGCGGCGCGGAACTCGAAGGCGGCCTCGATGCCGGCGGGTCCCTGGATGGGTGTCTTGGCGAGCGCGAGATAGGTCTCGTGCAGCGTCACGGTCAGCCGGCGGGTCGGGCTGATGCGATACTCGAACGCGACCTCGAGTGCGGCGTTGTTCGCGGCATCATCGAGCAGCAGGCTGTTCTCGAACCGGCTGGTGATCTGGCCGGTGGCGCGGGCGAGGCCGGGATCGACGCCCTCGATCTTGAGGTCGTCGCGGATCGTGCGGACGATCTCCGCCCCGTTCGAGTAGGTGAGCCGTCCGCCGGTGATCTGCGCGAGGCTGCTGCCGTTGCGACGGATCGCGCCCTGCGCCTTGTTGAAGGCGACGTAGTCGCGCGTGGTCGGCGTGCCGGCCGAGGACGTGGCTGAGCGGGTCGAGCCCTGGCCGATCAGGCCGATTGTGGCGGTGGCGGCGCCGGAGGGAGAGAAGTCGATCTCGCAGGTGTCCGCGCGCACGCCGGCGATCACGTCGAAGCTCGGCACGTCCGGATGGGCGAGCTCGATGCTGTTGGACGGCAGCGGCGAGGCGCCCGAGACGAACACGTGCTCGAAGTCGGGCTCCGAGCCGCTGCTCGCGGGCGGCCCGAGCAGCAGCGCGAGCCAGTCACCGATGAATTCGAGATCGACCGGCACCACGGCCTGGCCCTGCACGGTGACGATATCGCGGAACGGCGGGGCCACGTCGCGGTTCGGCGCGAGGCCGATCACGTCGGCGTCGATGAAGGGCTGCTCGGCGCCGAGATCGCAGGACACGAACGGCATCAGCCGCCAGTCGCCGCCCGGTGCGTCGCCGTATTCGGTCTCGACGGCCATGTGCAGCTTGCTGTTCGCGCCGATGGCACGCGGCATGGGAACCTCCGCTGGTCAGGAGAGCGGCGTCTCGCGGGTGGTGAACCAGAGCGAGACGGGCACGGACGCGGCGCGGACCGAGGCGGCGCCCTCGACGTCCAGGGTGTCGAAGGAGGGGCTGTCGGGCTGCGCCCACTCGACCGCGCCGCCGAGCGTGCGGTCCGCGACCACGACGTCGGCGATATCAACCAGCAGCGCGTCGAGCGATGCAGCGCGCGCCTCTGGGGTCGCGCCCGGCACGGCGGTCACAACCTCGGCGACGTGCCGCACCTGCCAGCGCAGCGGCGAGAGGATCGCCGTCTCCTCGACGGTTTCGCCGTCCTGGATCATGACCAGACCGCCGGGCGCAAGCCGCTGCGGCACGATCTCGCTCCGCAGCACCTGCGGTGCGGGCGAGCGCGACGCGAGCGCGGTCGAGATCGCGGCGTGCAATGCGGCGATCGCCGCCTCGCGCGTGCTCACAGCCATCCGAGCAGCTCCGCGGCCCAGTGCCCGAGCACGTGGATGACCGCAAGGGCGACGAAGGCGACGAGCCAGCTCAGCACGACGCCGAGCGTGAGCAGCGCCAGGCAGCGCCGCGGCGAGAACCTCTCTGTCACGGGGTGATTGCCTCCCATTCTCGCGCGATCACTGCGGGCAGGCGCGCGAGCGCCCGATGGCCGGCACCGCGTACATCCAGCCGCTTGGCGAGCTGCACCTGCGGGACGAGCAGGAACATCGGCACGAAGCCCTGGCGCAGCAGGTCCGCCTGCCAGCGCGGCGCACCGCGGCGATTGCCGGTCGCCACGGCCGCCAGACCGCCGGCGATCAGCGGTGCCCGCCGCCGGCCAACGCGCTCCCCTTGGCGCACCGGCAGGCACCAGACGAAGCCACGGCCGGAGCGGAACGGCCGCAGGAACGCCTGCCGGCTCGCCACCATCTGCTGCGGTGTAACGCGCAGGCCGCGCCCCCGACGCCCTTGCGGCGCGTTGAAGCCGGTCGGGATCGCGAGGTACCGGCCGCCGCGGGCGCGGATCGTCGCGCCGCGCTCGAACGCGTCGATGATGCTCGGCACCTTGGTCCAGACGATGCCGGCCGCGCCAAGGCTCTCGCCGGATTGCGGGAACATCCGCGCGCGCCAGGCATTGGCGATGCCGCGGCCGCGCGCACCGAACGCCGAGACCACCTGCTGGCGCAGCTCGGTCTTCAGCCGCTCGGTCTCCGTCCGCACGCCGCGCGTCACCGCGCGCTCGCCCGTGCGTACCTCCTGCTCAAGGATCCTCGTCAGGCTGGCGCCGAGCGAAGCGACGAGACGCACGCGCTCAGCCGCGCCGCGCGCCCTGGGTCAGCTGGGCGAAGGTATCCGCGCCGAGCAGCACGATGAACGACATCACCACCGAGGCCAGCGCCATGATGATCAGCGCCTTCAAGAGCCAGTCCATGCGGGTGTCGATCAGGTGCCGGATCGCGCGCATCTCCTCCTTGGTCTCGCGATAGCGCTCGGCGCAGTCGCGCTCGTGCCGCTCCAGCCGTGCCAGCGCATCCATCTCAGTCATCGGGCGCAGAGCTCGTGGATGAGCGCGGTCTGAGCGGCGACCTGGCGCAGCGTCTCGGCGGTGTCGCGCGGGCTCGGCAGGATCGGCTGGATCTCGGCGCAGAGATCGCGCGGGAACAGCGCGTCCCAGAGGTCGGACGAGCACCCGCCGGCCAGCAGCAGCACGACCGCGAGCATGCTGGTCCGACCAAGGAGACGGCTCATGGCTCTCTCCGGCAGTAGACGCGCCACGCCACGCCGATCGCCGGGACCCCAGCGCGCGAGCGCGCTGGGAACCCGTCGCGCTCGGCGTGCGTGACGATCAGCACGTCAGGGCCAACGGTAACGCTGTCGCCCGCGGCGAGGTCGGGAACGTCCGCGACCGCGACGGTGAGCACGTCGGTGGCCTGGATCACGGCGACGTCGAAGGCGGACGCCACCCGATCGGGCGACGACCGCACCACGCGCACGGGTACTGGCTCCCCGGTTCCGCCCTGGCGCCACGCCGCATCCACCCCGACGTGCGGGTCGGCGAGGATGTCGCCGAGCGCCGCGGCGAAGACGTCCACCTCAGTTCGAGGAGAAGATGCGCACCGCCAGCCGCGGCCGCTTGTTGACCGGCAGGATCGAGGCCTCGGTCTTCACCTCGATCGCGGAGCCATCGGGGCGCGCGAGCTGCCGCGCATAGATTGGCAGCCCGACCGTGTTCACGGTCTCGATCAGATTCGCCGGAGCGCCATAGGTGACGAAGGTGTCGAGCGTGCCGAGCGGGAACGCGATCCCCTCGCCCACTGGCACCAGCTTCTCCGTGCCCCCCGTGGAGAGCGTCACCGTCGCGTTGTACTCCTCGAACACCACGCCCGAGAACGGGAAGCGCCGGCGGGTATCCTCCCGCAGCGGCTGCGCACCGGTGGACGCGTAGTACTTGTAGGCGTCCTCGACCTTGGCGTGGCCGATCAGCTTGTCGAAGAACTCGGGGCTGACCAGCGCGTGCACGCCGGTCATGGTCTCGCCCTTCAGCTCCTCCTCCACCAGCCGCAGCAGGGTCCGCACCTTGGCCTGCACGTTGGTCGTCGCGGTACCGAGCACGAAGTCCACCTCGAGCTGGGTCAGGCCGAACTCGGTGAAGTAGTTGTAGAGCGTCACCCCGGCGCCGTCCTTCACCACCCCCCGGAGCGCGTTGACCTCCATGTACTCACGGGTCTGGGCGTGCTTCACGCGCATGCGGGTGAGCTTGCGCTCCATCACGGTGGCGAGCGGGTCGGCGGCGTCGGCCACACCGAAGCCGCGCACGCCCTGGATGTCCTGGGGGGTGATGGCGTCGTCGTGCGGGATCCAGGGCACGGTGAAGGAGCGCATGGAGCGGAGGTCGCGGTTGGCGACCGTGGCCGGCCCGCCGAGCGGCACGGTGGGGAGCAGGTTCAGCACGCCCTCGGCCTGCTCGATGATCACCGAGCGCTGGGTGACGCCCTCGAAGCGGAACAGGCCCATCTGTCCGAGCCTCGTGTAGACGTTGGGCAGGATGTTGATGGCCTGGGTCATCTCGGCGAGCGAGTAGCCGCCGGCGTCGAACGGATTGATGATGGCGACCATCGGTCGGACTCCTTCGGGTAGAGACGAAGACGGCGCCACGAGGGCGCCGCGTCGAACGAGCGTGTGGGGCGGGATCAGGCGGTGTCGCGCGGGACGATGCCGGCGGCGCTGAGTTCGGCGTGCTTGGCGGCGATCTCGGCGGGCTGATCGACCGAGGGGTCGAAGACGAGCGCATCCTTCGAGACGATCGCCGGCCCGCGGACGACCACCAGCCCGCGGCGATCGCCGGCGGTCGCATCGACCGCCTCGATCAGCACCGCGACCGCGGTCTCCGCCCCTTCATCGCCCGTGACCGTGGCCGCCGGCGAGAAGCGGAACACACCGGTGGCCGTGATCTTCCCGAGCACGGCACCGAGCGGATAGTTGGTGCCGCCCTTCAGCGTCACGACCTCGCGGCTGTAGTTGCCATTGAGCTCGTACTTCAGCAGGTCGCCGAGGGTCGGCGCCATCACCAGAACGGACATGGGTCGGTCTCCTGGTCAGTGCTGCGCGGCCGCGGCGCGCGCGCGTGCGCGGCGGACGATCGGGCTTTCCGGGCTCCCATCGAACAGAGTTCGATGGAGACCCGCGTCGCTGCTGCCCGGCTTGGGTGCGGCGGCGATCACGGCGCTCGCTTCGGCGCGCGCGGCGAGGGTGTCGAGGACCGAGCGGCGCAGCGCGTGGGCGGCGACGCCGCGGCGGATCGCGTCCGCCGCATCGACCGTGACGCCGAGCCGCGCGGCCTGCGCCGCGACCTCGGCGATCTCCGCGGCGGCAGCGCGCGCGGCGTCGTCCGGTGGTGCCGGCGCAGGCTCCGGCGGCGTGACCTCGCGAGGCTGCGGCGGATCATTCTGCTGCGCCTCTTCGGGGATGTCCTCCCGGCGCGCATCGTCGGTCGGGGTCTGCTCAGTCATGGTGGTTCTCCTGATGGCTCCGGGCGTGGCGACGCCACGTGCGCCGCGCCGGCTCGGCGGCAATGCGAGTGCGGTAGTCATGTGACCTCTGGTCGCCTTCATCTCCGCGAGTGCGGTCTCGACGGTGCCGATGCGGTCGGCGAGACCCATCGCGATGCCCGCGCGGCCGCGATAGATCGCCGCTTCCGTGCCGCGCACCGCCTCGGGCGCCAGGTTGCGGTTGCGCGCGACCAGGGCGACGAGCTCGCCGTACAGCGCGTCGACGTCCGCCTGGACCGCCGCACGCGCGGGATCCGACAGCGGCTCGTGGGGATTGCCGTCGAGCTTGCGTGCGCCCGCGTGGATGAAGGTCCAGGCGAGCCCGGCCTTGGCATCGGCGCCGCTCTGGTCGATGTGCGCGGCCACCACGCCGATCGAGCCGACCTCGCCGGTCCGGGTGACGTAGATCCGCTCCGCCGCACTGGCGATCGCGTAGGCCGCCGAGGTCGCGCTCTCGCTCGCCACCGCCCAGAGCGGCTTGGCAACACTCTGGCGGAGAGCGCCCAACCGATCGACGAGATCGAACATCCCGGCGACCTCGCCGCCGGGGGAGTCGATCTCCATCACCACGCCGCGCACCGACGGATCGGCCAGTGCGGCCGCGACCGCGTCGCCGACCTCGCCGTACACGGACGCGCCGAACAGCTCCGTCAGCCAGTCGCCACGCGCGACCAGCGGACCCAGCACCGGCACCACCGCGATACCGGCGTCGGTCACCGCGTAGCCGCGGCCGCGCGTCGCAATCTCTCCGGGAGGAGCGAGCGCCACACGGCTCGCGGCGAGCAGCGTTTCCAGCGCGCGCGACGCGATCGCCAACGGCCGGCTGGTGAGCCGGAGCAGTGCAGCCTCGATGCTCATTGCTGGTCCTCAGGCCGGCGCCGCGGCCGTTTCGTCTTCCGCGGGAGCGGCGCCATCATCAGACGGCGACCCGCTCGGCGCACTCCCGAACACCAACCCAAGCTGCCGCTCGCGCGCACGGTCGGCGGCGATCTCGGCATCGACCTGCTCGGCGTCGTAGCCGCGCTCGGCGAGCGCCTGGGTGCGGCTCTTCAGCCCAGCCTCGATCTGCTCGATCTCCGCGCGCGCGTCCTTCAGCGGATCCACCCAGTCCCAGCGCGGCGGCAGCCAGGCACAGGCGAGATAGCCGCGCCGGTTCCGCTCGTAGTCGGGGAGCGGCAGCGCTCCGCTCAGCACAGCCACGTCCATCCAGCGCGCCCAGACGCGCCGGCAGATCTGCCACACCATCACCGCGTGCTGGTACGCCTCGATGCGGCGGCGGAACTCCAACAGCGCCAGGCGCGAGTTCGAGTAGTTCGCCTTCAGCATGTCGTTGGAGAGATAGGCGTAGGGAATGCCCAAAGCCGCCGAGACCTGAAGCAGCGTGCGGTACTGGAACGGCTCGTAGGTCTGGCCGACGTCGGCCGGGGCCGAGGTCTGGATCTCCTCCCCAGGCTCCAGCATCACCACCTGGCCCGGCTGCAGGTCCATGGTCCGCTCGCCGTCCGCGCCCTCGTCCTCGGCGGCGTCGAACGGCTCCGCCGGGGCCGGAGTGGTGATGAACAGCGCATGCATCGCCGCGACCTTCTTCCGGTCGAGCTCGGCGTCGTCGTACTGGTCGAGCAGGAACAGCTTCACGATCCCCGGGGCGAAGCGGGAGATGCCGCGCAGCTGGCCGGCATCCACCGGGTCGATCACGTGGATCACCTCCGCGGCCGGCACGCGCACGGTCTCGCCGGTGAGGCCGGGATCGGTCACGTCGCCCGGATGGCGGCGCAGGAAGTGGTACGCGACGCGGCGACCGATGCGGTCGAACTCGATGCCCTGGCGGATCACGTTGCCATTGGCCGCCCGCTCGTTGCGGTGCAGCGGCAGCATCTCCGAGGGCAGCATCTGGATCTGCAGCGGCACGGCGAGCCCGTCCTCGGGGCGACGCGGGCGGAAGCGCAGGAACACCTCGCCGGCGATGAACACCTCGCGCGCGGCACGGCGCTGCTGGCCGTAGAAGTCGGTGAAGCCCTCGGCATCGCTCTCGTCGGTCCAATCGAGCCAGAGCCGCTGCACGGTCGCCTTGAGCGCGCTGTCGGTGATCAGGGACGACGGCTTGATGCCGTTGCCGACCACGTTGCCGGCCCAGGACTCGATGGCGTTTGCCGCATAGCCGTTGTTGCGCACCAGCCAGCGGGCGCGGGCGGTGATGTCTGCGCCGGCGGCGGCGATCAGGGTGTTGAGATGCGCCCGGCTCGGCTGGAAGTGGCGCAGCCGGCGACTCGCCTCGCCCGCCTCGAACCCGCCGAGCAGCGCGCCGACGCGCCGGCGCAGGCGCGAGAGAGTGGCCAGCATCCGGACCTACAGCCCCTTGCTCGCCGCGGTGCGGACGATGCGGCGCCGCGCGCCCGCGGAGGCGTCGGCGATCCGGCGCTCAAGGTCGGCGATCGCCGCGGCCATCTCGGCGTCGGTGGCGTATGTGATGCGCCGTCCGTCGATATCGACCGTGCGCACGCCGCGCCAGCGCGCCTCGAGCAGCGCATCACGCCGCGCCGTCATCTGCTCGATCGTCACAACACCACCTCAGCGCAGGTAGGACGGGGTGAACACGCGCCGGCCGCGCAGCAGACGACGACGGAGGACGCCGGCAGAGGGTGGCGGCGCATCGCCCACATCCGGTTGGTGCGACGTCACTGGTGCAGGCACGTCATCATCACCGCTGGGCGCGACCGGGTGCCCATCGCGCGAGCAGGATGGGAACCCGACCTGCGCCTCGAGATCGCGCCAGGTCGCCTCGGTCCAGCGATCCGCGCCGGCGATCCAGGCCGCGGCGCGGGCATAGACGCGGCAGTCCAGCACCTCGTTGCGCTCCCTCAGCTTCTGCCACTCGAGCCGGGCGAAGCCGCGCTTCGTGCGCACGCTCACCAGCTGCTCGGCCACCAGCTGCTTCACCCACTCCGCCTCCATGCCGCGCGGCAGGTGGACGTAGCCGGCGGGGTATGGGGTCCCAGCCGCGATCTCCTCGTCGGTGGGGCGGCTGAGCCGCAGGAAGCGATAGGTCTCGCTCTTGAACGTGGCGACGGCGACGGTCCAGAGCCGCGCACCACGACGCAGCTTGCGCCCGCCCTCGGTGACATCGACGTAGCTCGGACCCGCGATCGGCGCGGCACGGTTGAACCCGTCCACCCCCTTCACAGGCACCACCTGGGCATGCCCGGCTCGGCGCGCCCAGGCATACACCGCGGGCGCCTCGTAGCCGGTGTCGATCGCGAGCTTGGCGAGGCCAAGCCGCGCCCCGCTCGCATGCACCCACGTGCGGCCGAGCAGCGCGGTCAGGCTCGCCCACGTCCCCGCATGCTCCGGGCCGCCGTCGATCACCACATGGTCGAGGAACCAGCTCTCGAGGCCACGCCCCCAGGCCCAGATCGAGACCTCGATCCGATCCCGCTGCACGTCCGCCCCGGCAGTCAGGAACAGCGCGCCAACCGGCACCGTGCCGATCGCCCAGTCCTCGCGGCGCTCATAGAGCCGCTGCCAGTCCGGCGCGTCGCCGCGCTCCTGCCAGGTCTCGCCCAGCACCGTGTTCCTGAACGTCTTCAGATCCTCGGGCTTGCCCTGCGCGGCCTCCCAATCGCGCGCGATCTGCTCCCAGGACAGCCACCCGACCGGGGAGTAGAGCGCCGAGATGTGGAAGCCGACCGTGTGCGGATCCTCAGCCACGGCGGTCGCGCGCCACTCGCCGCGCGCGAGCATCGCCGTCTTGTGGTGCTCCTCGAC